AAGAAACAAGATGGTGGTATTGTATTCTACACTGGTATCAACTCACAAGGTGACTTGTATATTGGTAACAGAAGAATTAATGCTATCACTGGTGAAGAAACATTCATCGACAGAGCAACACTCGAAGATGATGGAGACGAGGACGATACACTAGGAGGATTGGTCACTACATTTGATACTCCTGTAACATTCAACCAGAATATTACAGTTGTTGGTGGTGACGGTGAATTAGTAAACACATTTGAATCACCTGTTACTATCGCTGTTCAAGACTCTGATCTAACACAGGCACGTGATGCTTTAATTATTCGTTCAAATGTCACATCTGTTGATCCTGTAACACAGTTAGAGCAAGACGAAAGTCTAGACAGAACTGCTTTTGCTCCTCCAACTGAGGGTGATATTAGATTAAGTAAAAACAAGGTTCGTGCTGCTGTCTTCCAGTTTAATTCTAGAGGTAATGGTCAGGGATACATGTTCCAGACACATACCGTTGCTGGTGTTGCTTCTAACATCACACCAAATCAATCTCCATTGATTGTGGACGGCGGATCTAGAATTAATTCTGCACAGTTTATCACTTATGGTGGTGTATTACCAGCAACAGGTGATGTATTATTAAAGGGATCTGAAATAGGTAAGAACGGATCTATTGCATGGGTTCTTTCTAACTACTTCTCACAAATACCTCAGAATCAGATTGGTCAAATTGAATTTGATGGCAGTAATGTCGTTAAATTAGTATTCATAGACCAGAATACTGGAAATCCAATTCAAGTTCAACAGGTTGGATCAGGAATTACATCTGCATCACAAATTAGAATTAAGAATTTCTACTTTGATCCTAGATTAAATCTAACATGGCAAGTATATGCTGCCAAACCTGGCGATCCATTCTCACCAACAAATAATTATGTTCACTTCCAAGTTATTGACCAAATTCCACAGTCAACACAGGCATGGGTAGACATTGTTAATGGAACCGCAGTAGGAGATCCAGATCCCACTGTTGAATTCTCTAACTCTAACTTCAAGGAAGTTGGTGTAATAGGTGGTGAAGCACTTAGAACAGAGACAGAAACAATAGGTGATTATAAGTTAGGTATTAACACAGTTGCAAGAGCACCACATAGTGCATATGAAAATGCATGGGTTAATACTGATACAACTGATCCAAGAGCAAACTTAGATGTTGTTGGTACAGCATTTATTAGTGGTAAAACAACTGCTGACTTCTTAGATCATACCGACTATGCTTCTCGTGACAAGACTGCTGTTAACAGTGCGTTCATGATTGGTGGTGATAGTCTAGCACCAGATGCTAGTGTTGCTACATTCCGTGTTGCTACTACAAACAGTGGTCGTGTTGGTATCAATGTTGACAATGCTAACTTAGATAGAACACTTGTTGTAAATGGTGGATCTAGATTCACTGCTGATGCTAGATTTGAGCATGACATCGAAGTTAATGGTGATGGTGTAATTGCTGAAATCAGAACATCACAAACAACTGGTACATTCAACTTAGTTGATGATAGTACATTTGTTGGCACATTGAACTTAGGTAGTCAGGTTACAACTGCTAACCTATTCAATGACAGCACAGCTGATCAGTTCATTTACATTGGTACTTCATCTGCACACAGTAATATATGGTTAGGTGCAACACCTGACACTTCTACCAGTATTTCTAAGGTAGAGATTGGTGGTGCATTTGGTAATACCAACGAAGACTTATCATACACCAAGATCAAGACTAGAAACTTGAGAGTTGATGGTGATATGTGGTTAGGATTCCGTAAGGGAAGTGGTGAGACTGTTGAACTTAAGTCTCAAGCATCACAAGTTGACTTCTTCTCCAACTCTGGAGGACCTTCCATCATTAACTTTGCTACTAACGCATCTGAAGTTAACATTGCTGGTCAAGGTGGTACAACTACTATTAACAACCAGTTAGAAGTCATTGCATCTGCTAAATTTAATGGCGATGTACACATGTGTGGTGGTGTTGCATCATTTGCATTTACTGGTGGAAGAGCACAGTTAGGAACTGACATAGTTTCACATGAAGATGGAATTATATCACAGTCACTATTCAATAAGAACGTTGACATCTTAAATGTAATTGTAAAACAGTCTAATGAAGAAGGATACAACCAAGTTGATACTGCTGGTGCAGGACAATGGGGTGGAACAGCATATCAAAACTCAGTAAACACTGGTGGAACAGTTGAACCAATTACATTGTCTGCACTAACTGGAGATGAGTACTACTTACCACTCAAATTCCAACCAATCACAGCAAGTGGTGATCCATACTTCGGAACCAGTGACTATATCATAGTTGACAGTGCAGTTGTTGGTACAGGATCATCAGCAACAGGACATCCAGAAATTCTACAAATTGTAGAACTCACAAGGATTAACGAAGCACCATACTATATCAAGGTTAAGAGACGTCCATTTGGTGCATTTGGTGGTGTATTAAGTAATCACCTTGATACTACACCGATATACAAAGTTAATGTACAGTTTGATGCTACATGGACAGAGCAAGCGATTGATAATGACACCAGTGCAACTGATTCAGTATATCTCTCTGAGTTTGGTGGTAGTCTAACAAGCAATGATTATATTATTGTTGATAGAGACGATTCACCAAAAGTTCCAGAATATATCAAGGTTATCTCTCCTCTTGCTCAACAGGTACAGAAGTTTAGAATATCCAATTGTGCTGATCCAGATGAGGATGTATTTGTAGTCAACTCTGTAACTGGTGAAGTACAGATTGGTAATCCAAATATACCTGGCTCAATCTTAACAATCAACTCATCCCTTAACATGGATGGTGGTTGTGGAACATTAGGTGAAATTGAGTTTACTGGTGACGCAGAGGCAGGATCAACTGTAATTACAAATGTAACTGTCACGACTGCTGGAAAGACACTTGCTGATATTAAGAGAGGAGATGCTCTTTCTGTTTTAACAGATGGATCCCCACTTAAGATATTCCAAGATACATTTGTTGATTTTGTATTTGGTGGTGCTATCTACTTAAACAGAACAATAATTGGTTCTTCTTCAGTAACTGGATCCACATTCAAAGTAAGTAGAAACGAAAGATTCTCAACAACTGATGGTGGTCCTAATACTACATTTGATATTGATACATGTACAGGTACAACAACTATTGGTACACATGCTGGTAGATTTGATGTCAACCTAGCATGGTCTAATGATGGTAGCATTCTCACAAATGCCAACTTACCAGCAGGATTGAATCTAGATGATGTGATCGTCTATGGTTACTACGCAGATCCAACAAGTATACAGGCAAATGGTGCTAATTCAACTATTGTATCAACAACTGGTAGTGGTAATTCAATACAGATGGTTCTCCAACAAATTGGAGAGGGTAGTGGTCAATTTACTATAGGTGATTTAATTGCTGTAGGACCTCTTACATCGTTCAGTAGTTCTACTGGTCAGATTGAATTTATGACAGTGACCTCAGTCATACCAGCAACTAACACAGTCGTTGGATTGAGAGCTCAAGAGGGAACAGTTGAAATGAGTCATGGCGTTGGTACTGTTGTTAGAAGAGTTATCAAACATGAGAGACAATCTAAGGTAGTTGATGCTCAGGTTAGACAGAGATTAATTTCTGGAGTTTCAAATGATTATATTTCTGTAATATTAGAGAGAGGATATATCTCTCAAACTAAACTTGATTACAAACAGTGGTTAAGATTTAGTAATACATCTACTGGTACTGAAATACTAACTCATGTAAATGGTAGGTTGTATGGCAAGATGCATATGACCCAGATGGATGAGCAACTTGGTGATGGTGCTAAATCATACAGAGAAGGTAGTCTAACTGTTACAGACAACCTAACTCTAGAAGGTGGTAACTTTGTAATTTACGATAGTGTCAAACAGACAAAACTATTCCAGTTTGTTAATGATGACGGACATGCTGATCACTCAGGTCTAATTAACTGGGATGCTGGTGTGATAGCAAGAGGAGACTTCTTCTTATATCCAACATCCTGCCCAGAAAACGTTATATTAAATCTAAATTGCACACCATCATTCTCAGTTGATAACTTAGGTAATGTAACTGCTCAAAATACACTGACAATCACAGGTACTGCATCAGCATCACCAACAGAGTCAGATGTATTCTCAGTACAAAATCTAGGTATCAGTGGTGGCAGTGAATATACTATTAAGCAAGATCGTTCAATTGATGCATTTGGTATTACAAACTTCACTACATCAAGTGGTGCAAGACATACAAGATACTTATCCGCAGCATCACCAGAAGCAGATCTAACATTGATTGCAAACATAGTTTACATGGTCAATGTTCAGAATACACAGACATTAATCGTTACACTACCAGCATCACCACAAACAGGTGACGTTGTAAGAATGATTGATGTAGGTGGTAACTTGAAGTATGACACAACATTAGTTCTTAGAACTCCTGAGACTAGTGGCACACCAATACAGGGTGATTCAACAGGAACACTATTTGGAGATAGATTAACTCCATATCCATCTGGTGAACTTGTAGTTCAGACTCCTAATGCAGCATTTGCATTAATATATCTTGGAGCAGTTGATAGTAATGATCAAATCGGCATCCCAACCAGCGTACAAGGTTGGTGGTTAATGGAGGTATAATAAATGCCAAGTTACAACCGTATAAAAGCGTCAAAAGCCAGTCCAATTGGTACAATCATGCCATGGACTGGTAGTACGAGCACTTCAGATTTGACACCAGATGCCATACCAAAAGGTTGGATAGTCTGTAATGGTGCTCAACTACAAGCAAGACTTTATCCTGTACTTGCACAAATAATAGGTAATTTATATGGTCCTGTGACAGAACCTGGTCAACCATTCATTGGTATATCAAATTCATATCCAAATTATAATGACGATGATGTATTCAATCTACCAACACTAAATCAAACAGTTCCAATAGATTTAGAGGGTAATTTACTAACTCCACAGGAATTATCTGTTGTAGGACAATATATCTCGTTGAATGGATTTGAAGGTGATCAAGCACCATCTAACGTATTGTCATATATTGATGCAACATTTTCAGCAGCAGTTGACTCTGAATTAGCAGGAAAGATAAAAGGTATTACTATTGAACCTCCATCATATTTTGATACTATTAGGACTATACCTAGAAAATTAGGTGTTGATCATACTGCAGCACATACACACCCAAGACCAGAAGGTGGTTTTTATCCATCTGTAGAATTGGGTGGTGGTTTCCTTGGTCTATGGGAAGCAGGAAACTTTGAAACTGCTAGTGCAGAATACTCAACTGGTTCTGATGCAGGAATAGCTAACGATGAACCACTAGCAGATAGATTCTCTCCTGGCACAGTTACATGGACTGCACATGATACTGCTGCTACATCATTAGTTCGTTGTACTGGTCACAGACATTTTGGTAATGCATCTGATCTTATACCAGTAGTTCCAACTGTTCCTCGTGTCGTTTCACCATTTGGAAATACACAAACTTATACAGATAACAATACTTGTATTACAAATGTACAACAACCAGCAGTCACTGCTCCATTTCCTCCACCTGGCACATACTTAGGACAAAGAAATTATTATGTATCAGATCAAGTTCCAATAGAAAGAAGAGGTAGTGGTGTAATACCTCCAGCAACAGATCCAAATGATTATTATGGTGCAGTAGGAGCAGGAAGAGATTATCCATATCCCACAACATTGAGTCACAATGGTGATGCTTTTACAGCAAACTCAATGGGATCTCACAATCACTTTACCATTGATATTGCAATGACAATGGGACAAATGAATATACCTAGCACTATACTCATAAATAATATGACGACTGGAAACATAGAACCAATTGATGTTGACAGGTCATTGAGTGTACAGGTAAATCCTAACACACCATCCTTGGTCACTTTGTATATCATAAGAGCATACTAATGGCAGTATTATACTCAAAAGAAAAAGGAAAACTAGGGACACTTACTGGTTCTATTATGAACTGGTCTAAACAATTAACATCTAATGACCCTACAGATCTAACAATATACCAAACTCTTCCTGCTGGTTATTTGAGATGTGATGGTTCGATTTATCTTGCAGAAAATTTTCCAGAACTTGCTACTATATTAGGAACAGGAATAAACTGTAGATATAAAAAACCAGATACAACATTACTTGACAACCAATTTCAAGTTCCAGATCTCAGTGCAAAATCTACTAAGACATCATTCTCTGCAAACTTAGGAGATTATCAGGACACATATTTGCTTAACGACGCAGGACAGGAAATAACAAAATCTGGCGTAGGACTAGAAGTAAGTAGTAATATTGGACAAACTTATACTATACAGTATCAGGGTAACTTCTTTTTACCAGCACAAACGATTGAAATTACAGGACAACCTGGTTTTACAAGATCTAGTGGTAACTATACAGAAGAAACAGAAGTATTACATACAGCATTTCAACCACATGCTCACTTCCACGATGGTTACAGATCAAGAACAGCATCACCAACTGGTGAGTTTGGTTTGTTTGGTAGAAACTCTTACACATCTAAGTCTAGTTTGTGTATCATACCATTCATAAACAATACAAGACAGGAATTATGTAAAGCATCATCATCTAAATCTGTTGCTGCTGGACAACAGAGAGTTAGATCCAACAACTGTTTATTTGGATCAGAAACATACACATGGTATGGTGCTTGTTGGCAGGGTTGTAACTTTGAACAAAATTCAAAATGTTTAGTACCTGGCAATATTCCTGAGCAAGATTTAGATGGTAATCTGACTGGAAATATATTGCAGTTTGGATGTGCCACTGAAGGACAGGGAACTTCAGTAGCACAACAAGGTTGGCCGATATACATTACTAAAGGACAACCAGCGTTCAAGGCATTCTGTGGAGATATTGAGTATACCAGTGAAGCAAGTTGTAAAGGTGGAGAGGGTAGTTGTAGTCCTGGTTCTGCATCTTGTCAAAACTTTAGTCAAATTGGAAACGGTCCTATTTACAGTACACTAGATGCTAACTATACACCTCAATTGGTTACACAAGCAACCCAAGCACCATTTGATGGACAACCAAGCACACCATCATATGGTGCACTTAACAATACTGTAAGTGATGTAGAGGAATTTGGTAATGAGTGTATTCATAAACACTTTGTTCCTTTCAATCAAGACGCACATACATTTCAAGTAATAACAACACCAACTTATATTCCTGCTGGTGAAATAGAATCAACAATTACTATTGATGTTAACGAAGAAAACAAGGCAGATTCTTACATACAACCATTTCTAGTCCAAGAATTTTTAATTAAATATTAAGATGGCAACATACAGGAATTCATACACTAATTATTATTCCGATAAGACTGGTAATCACTCCCCTGTCGGAACAATTCTTCCTGTCTTTGCTGATCTTAATTTAGCAGCAGAAACAGCTGAGTATACATATCCAGGACATCTATATTGTGATGGAAAAGAGTTAATGATTCGTGACTATCCAGAGTTGTATAGTGTCATACAAAATACTTATGGAGGATCAACTGCAGTTATAAAAACTCAAGCATCATCACCTGGTGGATTAAGAAGATCATATATTATAAACAATAAAATGTTCTTCCAATTTTATTATGATCCTACAAATAACAAGGCAAATGTAAAGAGACCATATCCATTTAATACTGTACTCAGATTTCAATTAGGAACAAATCCTCCATGGGGATCATTTCCAAGTGCTGGTGTATTTAATCAAAGTACATTTTATGGATTGATAGAACCAACAGAAGATGTTAGTTCACAAGCACAGACAAATGAATTTGCTTATGAGATAGCATTCCCAGAGAATCAGAATATTGATTTATCAACTGTCAATCCAAGTGATTATACATTTGATTTTACAAGCGGTGCTACTCATCCAGAAATTGTACTTCAGAAGGGTTATAATTTAAGAGATTATCCATATAATGTTGGAACATTCAATCTACCAGATTACAGAAATAGAAAGATACTTGGGTTTGGTAACGTCAATGGAGCAGGAACATCAACACCAGAGAATGCAGTCAACAACTTTGTTGGACAGACTGGTGGTAATTGGTTCATTCCTAAATCAACAATAATTGATAGTGGTGAGTTTTTTGTTGTCGGTGATGTAAAAACAACAGGATACAATGATATTGTAGCAGATATTTCTGCACAAATTGTAGGAACTGTAAAGTATCAGATAGGACCTATGGATGATTACACATTTCCATTTCCTCCTACACACCAACATAGAATATTATCTGTAGAAGTTGATCAAACAAAACAAGCAGAAAGAGGAGCAGCAGAAGCTGATAAGTTTGCTGTAGATTATATTGATAGTAGAGCAAATATTAGTTTATTTGAACCAAATGGATCTGCTGGTGGTGCACTTGGTCATTCACATGGTTTGATTGGCGTACCATTACAGAACTCACTAGCAGCAACATATGGTAACGCTAGTGGTATTGGAGAGACAGCAGGAACAACTGGTGGTCAACAGTATCAATATCTCGTGTCAGAGTCTGCAGAAATAAATGTACTCAACATGACATATGATTCTAATACTAATTTAATAACAGTCAATACAGATGGTAACCACAACTTATCAGTCAATGACATAATTACTATAAATGGTGCATCACCATCAGAATTTAGTGGTAATTTTACTGTATTAGCAGACAGTTTTAGTCTTACATCATTTGCAATGAATCCAAGAGATGGAGAAACACCTGGTCAAACAACAGCATCTGGTTCTACCATTACAGTCAAACTAGCAAATGGTTATTTTGCAGATGTTGAAGTAGTAGTGCCACCAAGAGCATATGTTGTTGATGCTAACACGTTGGTCGGTGGAAAGGACATACAATTTGAAATACCTGGTCAAACAACTACAGTAAAAGAAGAACAATTTACTGTACCACAAGCAGGACTTGTAACTATACCAGATGCATCGTTAGGAAATGTAAATGGTTGCATCATTCAAATACAAGCACCAGGCGGTGGTGGTGCAGATAGTGATACTGATGGACAGAATGGAGGATTTGCTGAAATAGGTATAACAGTTGATGGCACATTTTACACTATCAGAGCTCAGGGTGGTTTTGGTGGACAAGCAGGAACTGCTGGTGGTGCTGGTGGAAACGGAGGATCTTTTACAATTCCACAAGTATTGTTAGATGATCCTAGATTTACTTTCACTCAATTACCTGGTGATAATGGTGATAATGGTGCTGCTCAAGGAACAGGTTTCAATGATTCACAAGGTGGTGGTTTAGGTGCTGGAATTCCAATAGGAACTGTAACAACTGGTGGTAATGGAACAGCACAGGTAAAGCAACAGACGACTAACGATCCAGAATTAACATTTACATCAAATGGAACATGGACAATACCAGCAGCTGGTGCTGGTGAAGTAGGTAGAACAATATCAATCGAAATCTCTGGTGGTGGTGGAGGTCCTGGTAATGCTAACGCTAACTCTAATTGTACAGGACAATGGCCAGGTTGGCCACAGGCATTGTCAGGAAAGACTGGTGCACTTGGTGGATATGGTGGTAGAGGTGCAAGATTATTTGGAAGTATTTCAGCTCAGAGTGGTACATTGAGTTGGGGTATAGGACAAGGTGGTAATGTAGGTTTCAACCAAAGAGCAGGAAGTAACGTACAAGGAACAACTGGTAATGACCCTGCTACAGGAAATCCATGGCAGGATTTTCCTGGTGGTATTGGTACAGGATACGAACCAGGTGGTACTTCTGCACCCGCTAGTGGTGCTGCTGGAACATTATCAGGTCGTGGTGGACGAGGTGCATGGGGTAACGGTGCAACCGCAGGATCTGGTGGTGGTGTTACAGGTTTATACTTAGATGGAACTCTAATCGCTGGAGCTGGCGGTGGAGGCGGTGGCGGTGGATCAGGTGGTGGTTTCAACGGTGGTGGAACCACTGATGGTTGCTATCCTGGTGGTAACGCACAAGGACCTGCACAGTCATTAATTTCACAATCAGGACCTCTAGACTTTGCAAATGGTGGTGATGGATCTCAAGGTGGATGCTCAGCTGGAGGTGGTGGAGGTGGTGGATCTGCCTGTGGTATTCTCAACGTAACACCTGGTGGTGTTGGTGGACAAGCGGGTGTAGGACACAATGGTAATGGTGGTGGTACTGGAGGACGACAAGGTATATCAGCATACAGAACTGATTTTTGGTCTGGTGGTGTATCTGCAGATTCAAATGGTGCATTGCCAACAGAAACAGGTTATGTAAAGATACAATTCTCAAGTATTAATGAATATTATGATGGTGTTGGTGGTGCTGGCGGTGCTGGTGCAGACTTGTTTATTGGATTCAATGGTATTAGTACAGATGTCACAGTTAATCTACAAAATCCTGGTCTTGGTGGAGGTAGTGGAATGAATGGTGCTAATGGTAGAATATATGTAAGTTATTTTGCTCAAGATGATTCAACAATAGTGCCAGGTGGACAAACTAATCCAACAGGAAGATATTATGAGTGTGATAGTGATGGTAATCCTATTGGTACATCATTTGAAGCAAACGTATGGTTATCATCAACTGATAACAACATAAAACCAAGAGGATTTGGTACAGGATCTGGATCAACTGCAGGATTTCTTGGTGGTAATGCTGTTCCAAACAATGCTACTGGAAAAATCCAACAGTATATACCATTTACAGGTCTTGCTACTGAAGCAAGTGGTAAGAGACAATTAGAAGTTGGAACATTTAACTTAGTAAATGCTAATAAAGTAAGATTTACTATAATCCGTGGTAGCAATCAAAATGGTGGTGAGAATCCAGACCAAGCAATAAATCTATTCTATAAAAAAGGAGCATCTAATACTGTAACACTATACAGTCAGATACTATTAGGATCTAATACTGATCCAGCGTGGCAAGCAGTAGAATTAGATATTGCTGAAGGCAATGCAATAAGAGATTCACAAGTAACATTTATTATAGAACAAGATAGAGGACCTGTGTACCAAACAGCACCAGCATTTGATGATAATTATGGTTTAGGTGCAATCACACTATTCTATGATTCTAATATTGTTAGCACATTCATATCTACTGGTGGTGCAACACTACAAGGAAACATAGATGAAGGTGGCAATGAAATAAACTCAGATGATGGTATTGATCAGGTAAGAAGAGAAGTATCAGCAGTCGGTGCAGCATTGTCAGTAGAAGATGGTGTGTTTACAATGTCATCATCTACACCTATAACTACAACTGCAACCGTATCAGCAGAGAATAACATTCCTCTCATCACTAAATACCATAGGGTAAAGTATTTAATTAAGGCACTATAAATGGCAACTAT